AAAATTTACTCGTGGATATGAGTGACGGCGAGCTAAATAAAGAGTTTTTAAATTCACTACCGATAAGCGAGTGGGTGGAGCTTAGCAAGACAATAAGCGGATTTATGGGCGTTGATGTAAAAAACTAATAGAGGGGATTGCGCTAATCACGCACTCCCTAAATTTTACATTATCCGACGTTATGGGATTAGAATTTAATGAATTTGTAGATTATTTCGAGATCGCAAAACGCATAAATCAAAACTAAAGAGCGGCGTTGCTGCTCTTGCTCTTATAAATTTTAGCAACGACAAAAAGCACAAGCAAAGGCACGCTTATGTACCAAAACATGCAGGCGACTAAGCCGCCGACCATGAGGATGATAGGGAGCATAAACCCAGCCAAAAGAGCGCCCAAATAATCCATTTAACCACCTTGTATAAAAATCACTAATATTTTACTACTATCAAAATAAAAAGGCAATATATGGCACAAGAAGCAACATTAACCTTTAACATGGAGCTTAAGGGGCTAAATAATATCTTAAAAGCCGTAGATAGAAGCACTATAAGCTTAGGCGATAAGCTAAATGCAAATATAAAATCAGGCATAGAAAAATATAACGCAGCCTTGCAAAAGCTAAAAGTTGAGCCGTTTCAAAAAGCAGGCTTTCACACGCAAATGGCGAAGCTAAAAGAAGACTTGCAAAGAGCCACAAAAGCCAAGATCCGCCTTGATATGGACGAGGCAAAGCAAAAGCTAACAAATTTAAAAACCGAAATCGTCGCAAGTGCGGCATCAGTAGCAATAATCGCAGCACCAATCAAAAGTGCCATTGATTTTGAAAGCTCGATGGCGGATGTAAAAAAAGTAGTTGATTTTAAAGATGACAACGAGATCAAGGGCTTTTCAAATGAAATTTTAAAAATGAGCCAAGTAATACCAATGACCGCCGACGGCTTAACACAAGTTGCAGCAGCTGGCGGACAAATGGGACTAGCAAAAGACGAGCTTTTAAAATTTACCGAAATGGCAGCCAAAACAGCCGTTGCTTTTGACATCACGGCAGAGAGCGCAGGCGATACGATAGGCAAAATAAAAAACATCTTGTCGCTAAGCCTTGATGAGACTGGCGAGATGATGGATGCCATAAACCACCTATCAAACAACAACGCCGCCAAAGCTAGCGAAATAGTCGAGGTTATGAAAAGGATAGCAGGCATCGGCAAACAAGTAGGCTTAGCGAAAGAGCAAACCGCCGCGCTCGCATCTACATTTATATCGCTCGGTAAAGCGCCAGAGACTGCGGCAACTGCATCCGAAGCTTTGCTAAAAAAATTAAACAATTTAAGCTCTTTAAGCGAAGATAAGCAAAAGGCATTTGAAGAAACTGGGCTAAGTGTTAATAAATTTGCAAAAGCGATGAAAACAGACGCGCAAGGCGCAGTACTGCAATTTTTAGAAGCAATGAGCAAGGTTGAGCCACAAAGGAGAGGCGCTCTACTTACAACTATCATGGGAACAAACTATGATAGCGACATTGCAACGCTTATAAGCGGTATGGATGTCTATAAAAAGTCGCTTGATGAGGTTAGTAGCAAGGAAAAATTTTTAGGATCAAACGAGAAAGAATTCCAAGCTAGAAGTAACACCGTCGCAAACAAAATCCAGCTAATGAAAAATACATTAAAATCACTTAGTATAAGTATCGGCAATGTTTTTCTACCATATATCAGCACGGCAATAGAATATCTCTCTGGCTTTATAAGAAAAATAACCGAATTTGTACAAAACAACGAAGAGCTTGTTAAAAAGATAGGTCTTAGCGTTGCTGCTTTTTTAGGATTTAATGCATTTATGACAGCAGCAAGGGCAGCCTTTGCACTATTTACGATCTCGTTTGGTGGCTACCGTAAAATTTTAATGCTATTGCCTTTTGACTGCGTAAAACTTAATGCATCTTTGTCGCAATGCAGTATCACAATGAAAGCAAAAGCTACACTTACTGCGCTTGCTAGTAAGGCGTTAAATAGCTTTAGCCTAGCAACAAAAACGGCAGGCGGTACATCTCTAGGATTTGTCGGAGGGCTTAAAAAGATAGTTCTAGGGTTTAGGGCTCTAAGCCTTGCATTTTTAAGTAATCCAATCGGTCTTATATTAACAGCGATCGCAGCGGCTGGAGCGCTAATTTATAAATATTGGGATCATGTAAAAGCCTTTTTTACTGGCTTTTTTGAGGGACTAAGAAAAAATATAGCACCAGTTACAGACGTATTTAATGGCTTTTTTACAGCCATTAAAACAGCTTTCTCGCCATTAATGCCTATATTTTCTAAAATTTCAAGCTTTTTTAGCTCGCTTTTTGGACAGAGTAGTGCCACAAAAGAGGAGATCGAGGGGCTAACAAACGCAGGGGCTAAATTTGGCGAGGTAGTGGCAGGAGCGATCAACTTTGTTTTAACACCGATAAAGCTTTTAATCGAATTTATAACGACAGCTATAAATGGCATAAACACGCTTATAGATAGCGCCAAGAACCTTGACATCACAAAAAGCATAAAAGAGGGGCTAGGCGTTGGCGATGGCGTTGAGCGCAGTTGGTATAACCCTTTAAATTTATTTTATGACAGCAAGCCAAAAACGCAAAGCACAAGCGGAGCGATAAACGAGAATGCGGAAGCTAAAAGGCAAAACGCAGCGAACAATAAAAATCAGACTATCAACGACAATAAAGTAGTAAATATCACGATGAGCGGATCAAACGCCACGCCGCAGGCGGTAGCCAAAGCGGTGCAAAACTCGAGCTATAGTTATGGCGATTAAGGGGTAGGCATGAGAATAATAACGATTGATAAATATGTTTTTAGCATAGATGACAACGTCGCAGGCATAGAAAAAAATTTAAGCGTGAATTATGACAAGAAAAATACGATCACAAGACCAGTATATACACATCTAGGCGGATATGATGAGGAATTTAGCTTTGAAGCTACTATATTGCTCGATGACGTGCTTAAATTTAGCGGATTTGAAGAGCTAGTAAAGCAAGCCATACCGCTTAAAATTTCAGCCTTTGACCTCGTGCGAGGCAACTATATACTTATCTACTCGATGACACAAAGCACCGATAACTTTGTCAAACTCTTTTTTAATGGCATTTGGTATTACACAAAAAAAATCAGGATTTCAGGCTATTTGCTATGAGCGATTTTAATCAATTCAGTAAAGAGGTCACAAGGGTATTAAGAAACGCGATGAATAGAACGCTTACAAAAGTATCAAAAGAACAAAGAGAGCTAATCGCAAAAAGAGTATCAATCAAAAAGAGATACCTTGACAAAAAGCGTCTTGTAAGACGTGGAGCAAGGGCAGATGATCTAAGTATCAAAATATTTGCCATGCCAAAAGCGATAACGCCTTTCATGCTCGAAGCTCACGCAAGACCAAAAGGATATGACTACGGCATACCAAAGGGGCGGCATTTCTATGTTAGGGGGCTTACCAAAACAAGGCAGAACAAAGGCAACACAAGCGGTTTTTTGACAGGTCAAGCAGTCGCAAAAGATGGCAGGAGCTTTTTTTATTTACGAAAATTATCCGATCTTGACACTGAGGCACTAAAGATAAGCGATGCAGTGCTAGCAAAGGCGGAGTATATATTCTCGCAGGAGTTGAAAAAATGAAAATTTATATAGCAAAAGATGACGAGAGCATGGACATGATATGTTTTAAAATTTACGGCTCTTTATATCAAAATGTTTATAGTGAATTTCTAAGAGAAAACGAGCATCTTTTATACAAAACAAAGCTAAAAAGTGGCGATGAGGTAAATTTGCCAAGTATCGAGCCACAAGAAGAAAAAAAGGCTAAATACTTATGGGAATAGCAGGATATAGAGCGCCGAAAATTAAAATCTTATATAACGGCGTAGATAAAACGGATGAGATACCATGGATCGATATAGGCATAGACGACTACGAGAGTGACGAGAGTGATGTTTTAAATGTGCTTATGCACTGGAGCGCGCCACTGCCAAGAGAAGAAGACGAGATTAAAATTTACATTGACGGCGCTTTTTTGGGTGATTTTACGATCGCCACGATCAAATATAATTATAAGCAAAGCTACGAGATCGAGGCAATATCGGCAAATTTCTTTAAGGCTTTTCGAGAAAAAAAGAACCGAACCTTTAAATCTCAAAGTTATAAAGAAATTTTAAAATCGATAGCCAAAGAAAACGGCTATAACATCAAGATCGATTTTAACCGAATGGATGAGGTAGGCGACATCGAGCAATACGACCTAAGCGACTGCGCGTTTTGTAAAAAGATAGCTGACGATCTCGAAATAACCTTTTGCGTGAAAAATAAAACGCTCATTTTCATAGACAAAGACAAGGATCATGACCGAGTAGAATACACCATAGTCGAAGACGAGATCATCGATCTAAACTACCAAATCAATCACACAAAAAAGTATAATGCTTGTGAGATAAAATGGTTTGACAGCGAAAAAAATAAATCAGTCGTCTCAAAGGTAGGAGTAGGAACGCCAGTGCTTAAATTTAGCGATTTTGCACGTGATGAAGCAGAAGCACTATCAAAAGCAGAAGCAAAGCTAAAGAGGCAAAAAAATAGCGTATTAGCTGGCACCGTGTCTATACATGGTCGCCCCTTTTTTGCAGGCGGATATATCAATATCAAGCTTAAAGAAGAGCCAAAAACACTAAGAGCGATAATATCAAAGATCACGCATAGCATAAATAATAACTGGCTTAGCACAATCGAGTTTTTTTAACACAAAAATGTTACAAATGGAAACGAACCGAAAAAATAAAATATTTTTACGGAGTTAAAACGGAGTTAAGCAAAGCTTAAAGAAATAAACAACGTATCTAACGATACTATATATATAAATTTGATTTCTGGTGAACCCACCATTACACAACATCTTAACAAATCCGAAAACATACAAAAACATATAAAAGAACCTAAGAAAGGGGCTTTTATATATACATTTAAACATACGACAACATACAACGATATATATAAAAATCCTTGCAAATAATTATTTTTTACGGAACAATTACGGAGTAAGAAAAAATTTTTAAAGGAGCTCCGTAAAAATGCCAAAAATACCTAAACCACTAAGCGATATGGAGATAAGAGCGCTAAAGCCAAAAGACAAAATTTATAAAAAATGTGATGGTAGAGGACTATATGTTTTTATAAATCCAGATGGTCGCAAATATTTCGCACTAGAGTACAAAAGCCCAATAGACCAAAAGATAAAACGCATAAATTTAGGCGATTATCCTAGATATACCCTAGCAATGGCGAGAGATGAGCGATTTAAAATGGATCAAAAAATAAGAGATGGTATAGACATCAAGATAAAAACTAAAAGAGATGAAGAAGCAAATTTTAAAGCTATAGCACAAAAATGGCTAGATATAAAATCGACATCAGTATCACAAGACACTATAGAAAAGAGTACAAGACGTCTTGAACGATATATTTACCCCTACTTTGAAAATTTGGACATAAGAGATATAAGCGTCGATGACGTGATAGGTGTTTTAAAAAAGGTTGAAGAGGTGGGAGCGCTAGAGACTACCAAGCGGATATATTCGCTCTTAAATCAAATTTGGAAGTCCGCCTACAATATCGCACCGAACAACATAATCGCGAATATAAACTATAAATTTACTTTTAAAAAAGCTAAAGATAGAAATTTTGCAACGCTTACAAAAAAGGCAGATATTAAGGCGCTTTGGCAAGGTTGCGACGAGTATAATGGCGACGTGCGAACAAAATACGCCCTAAAGCTTGCAATACTCACAGCGCTCCGTCCTTTTAATATTAGGTCGATGAGGTGGGAGTATATCGATTTTGAGCGAGAAATTTTAAAAATACCTGCTGGCGACATGAAAATGAGAGATGAATTTACGTTGCCACTATCAAAGCAGGCGGTAAATTTATTAAGAGAGTATCAAGGGCTAAGACTTAGCAAAATTTATCTTTTTAGCGCTTTGCAAAGTGAAGACCGATATATGAGTGAAAATACTCTTAACGTGGCGCTTAGACGGATGGGATTTGGTAAAGATGAGATAGTATCGCACGGCTTTCGTGCCATGTTTAGCACCATTTGCAACGAGTATATAGACGAACACGGCATAAATTTTGACATCATCGAGAAGTGTCTAGCGCATAAAGGCAACAACAAAATACGAAATACATACAATCACGCAGGTAACTTGACGCAAATGTGTAAGCTTATGCAATGGTGGGCGGATTTTTTGGATAAGCTTTAATTTTTATTGTGTTTTAAGTTTATTGGATGAATAATTTGAGAATAAAAACAAACCTTGAATTTACTCCGTTGGAGTTTGAAAAAACATTGTTTTAAGTATTTTAAAGTGTTTCCTTGTAGGATTTGAAATTTATATTCTACTTAAGGCAGTGTTATTATTTTACCCTTTTAGGGTTTTAGTGGGGAGAATTCCCCACCTTTCTTATTTTTTTTCGCTAAATTTTGTAAGTTTCTCAAAGATATTCGAACAAGTAGTATATTCTTCTTCAATTACACCATCTTCAAGCCCAGCAAAATCATATATAGAAAAATAGAGGCGCTCATAAGTTTGTATTTCATCACGAGAGATAGGCTTGTTTGTGATATATACTGCCTCGTCAAGATTTTCGCCATCCCAAATTTCTGAGGCGATAATATACTTATCCCCAAAAGGGACGCTGTCGCCATTAGGATTTAGTTTTGAGATATTTTTTGCGATGATTTCTTTCTCAATTTTTTTAATGTCTTCATTCTCAAAAATATCAATAATCCCAAAATATTCTTTTAGCTCTTGTTTGATTTTATCTGCTCTTTCGCAGTGATCAAATTGTTTCTTCACTGCTGGCAGGTTTTCATCATTTTTAAAATTTTCATAAATAAATTCTTTCCAAAAGCCGTTTTTATTCTCTATAATTACCTCTGCTTCTGAAAAAATATGCCTATATTCTGGATTGTAGATAGGGATTATTTTACTTTTGCCACTAGGGGTCGTCAAATATAAAAATTTGTCATCAAGATGAAATTTATACCTAGCTTTTTTTAATTTTTCTGCTATTTCGCCTTTATATTTTGAAACTATTTGCGCTCCAGATAGCTGGGCATATATTTCAAACACATCGCCATTGCTAGTTTTTGCTTGCACCTTTGCCTGATCCCAAAGTTTCTTAAAATCTTTCATAATTTTCTACCCCTTAATAATAGGGGGCGCGCCCCTATTTAATCTATAAACTCATTTTCATAGTTAAAAAATACTTCATCGGCAAACTCGCCAACAGAGTAAAACTTATCATCGTCTGTAAATTTTACTGCTTTTACTTCATTTACGCCGTAAAACAAGCAATTATCATAACTTTTAAAGCCTACAATTTCGCCGTTTTCATTATACACAAAAATCCCTGATGGGTTATTTCCTAAATTTACTATTTCGTCGTTTTGTAACTTGATTTCTGATATTCCGTCATCGTAGAACTTTCTCATCTCTCATCCTTTTGTTTTATTTTTCAAAGTCCTTATTTGTCCTTTGATGGAGTAATTATAGCTAAAATAAAACTATAAGTCAAGAGTAAAAGTATATATTAAGTATTTTTTCTTAAAAATGAAGTATAAAAAAGGACTAAATGGCGTTTAGTTAGTCCGCCAAAAAGTCTTTAAGATTTTTTTTAAAAGCTTCTGATTTTTCAAGCTTTGATTTTAAATTTAGTGTTTCCTTGTATAGCTCAATGGCTTTGCGCATAGGCTCGCTCGCTTCGCCACTACCTGCATTTTTTATTGCACTTTCACTATACCCTATCGCCTCGCCTAGTTGCTTATAGGTGAAATTTAGCTCCTTGCACGTTTGCTTTATTAGGTTTTCATCTGCTGTCATTGTCTATCCTTTTTTAGGGCGATTTTATCCGATCGCCCCTTAAATTTACGCGACGTTAAAAATTTGCTTTAGTATCTCGACGCTATAAGTGTTTATCCTGCCGTATCTCGGATCGATCACCGCGCCCATAAAAGCACCCTGCTCGTCGCTCATCTTTTTAGCTTTTTTGCCTAAACTTGGGATGTGATAGCCTTTTTGCGAGATACCATACAAATTCATATAGGCGATAAGTGTCATATAGTTATCGTTGTTTAAAATTCGGTTGATATTGTGCTTTGCTTTTAGCTGCTCTTTGTGAATTTCATCCGTCCTATTTTCTAGCTCGTGGATCTTTCTATCCTGCTCTTTTAGGTAGTTTAGTTGGATTTGCATATAGTCGAGCTGGCTAACGGCGACCTTATCTCTTTTATATGATTTCTCAACTTCAATAAAATAACGCCTTACTTGTTTGCCTTTTTCGTTTCGCTCCATCATCGCTATCTCTTTCGCAATATCGGTTGTGAGGATATACTCGGTTATTACGCTTGCCTTTTTGCCGTACTCTGTGATCGTTTCTCTTTTTTGAGAAACGATGATATAGTCGGCGTTTAAGATAGCATCCGTCTCATCAAGTCGCCTTTTGATCCAGTCTGAAAATTTAGTATCACTTTCTAAAACTTCGTGTAAGTCCCTAGCATTTACCGAATTTACTTCAGTGTTATTTATCATCGTTTGACTGATCGTAATTATCTCATTCATTCTGCACCTCTTAAAATGGTATTTCTTGGCTATCATAATCAACACAATCGACATCTATATCTGGCACGTCATTATATTGTGGCTCGCTTTTACGCTGCGCAACTTGGCTCTGTTGTGATGTGCTACTAACTTGATATGTATTGCTCTTTTGTGGCTCGCCGTCTTTGTTACCTAGCATCTCCATACTTTCAACGCTTATACTATGCTTTGAGCGGTTTTGCCCGTTTTGATCCGTCCATTGCTCAAATTTAAGCCGTCCTTCGATCAAAAGTTTCGATCCTTTTCTTAAATATTGGTTGGCGATCTCTGCGCCTTTGCCAAAAAAGCTAATATCGATAAAGCAAGTATCATCTTTTTTCTCTCCGTTGATAGTAAATTTATGAGTGGCAGCGATCGCACTTTTACCAATCGCTGCACCGCTCGGAGTATATCTTAACTCTATATCTCTAGTTAAATGTCCTACTATAATAATCTTATTAAACATTTAAAAACCTTTCAAATATCTTTTTGCCTATCTCGTAATCGACTTCGTTTCTTATGGCTTGGCGTTTGTTTTTTATCTTAAATTCGTCTAAGCTAAAATCTTTAAAGTCTGCATTTTTTACGTGCTTTATCACTCTAAAAGTTGGGGTATTTATCTCATCAAGTGCAAAACTACTCCAAAAATAATGCCTACCTATCTCGGCGGACGGCTTTATAAGTGGCTCGTAATATGGCACTACATTTTCAATTACAAAAGCTTTTTTACAAAACGTCTTAAGATACGATATAAGCTCATAAAGCCTAAAATCAGGCAAAACTCTCGTTGCTTCGTTGCGTGAGTTATTACAAAAATTTAGCCTGCTGTGGCTTTGGCACGGAGGGCTAGCCCAGACAAAGTCAAAATTTAAGTAATTTTTAGCGGCATAGTCCCAAGCGTCGCCTACTATCACGTTGTCGTTTGGATAGCGTTTTGCATAAGCCTTTGCTATTTCAGGATCAAACTCAACGGCGGTTACTTTTATGCTTACGCCTTTTTCTCTTGCTACATCGTCCCAAAATTTGCGATTACCACCAAGTCCTGCAAAAAGGTTAAGTATTTTAAGATACTTCATTGAGCCTTACCCCTTTTAAAATTTGTAGCACTAACGTCTCTTTGCCTGCGAATTTATCTTTTAGCCTTGTATCAAGCACGCTTTGCCAGTACTCATCAAGCTTTTTATTAAATTCTGCTATCACTTCACTCTTAGGACGCAACGTCCTAACATCTAGCTTGCGATCTATTTTGTCGCGTGAGTGAAATAGCGCGACCGCATCATCAAAAGTCATTTAAGCTCCTAAATCGTATTTGATCCAAGCAATATCCACGACTTTACCGCCTACTTTTGAGATGATAAAGCCGTCGCTGCTAACATAATAAAATTTACTCCAAAACCTCGCCTTTTGTCCGTCAATAAATTTATACATTTCAACTCCTTTTATGATGCTTGATTTAAAAATTTAGGTAGTGCCATTTTAATATTTGGCTTATACTCTGTCTTATTTTGTGTGATCTGCTTTATCTCGTCAAGCACCAGCGCGCGCGTCTCATCGATCACACTGCTCACCATTTTTAAAAATTCATCCTCTTTTCGCTTGATGTTTGCGAGTACGTTTATCTCCGCCTCGCTTGTCACGATATAGCAATCAACTTCTTTTTTCTGTCCATACCTATATACTCGGCGCAACGCTTGAAAAAAGCCCTCGAAACTATCGCTAAGGCTTGCAAATATTACGTTTTTGCAGTATTTTTGCCAGTTCATGCCAAAGCCTGCGATCTTTGGCTTTGTGATGAGTACTCTTATCTTGCCATTTGCAAAATCGCTCATCATCTTAGCCTTATACTCATCCGTGTCGCTACCTTTGATCTCAACTGCGTCAGCTATTAGCTCTTTTAGCAATTTTCCCTCGTCGTTTAGCTCGCACCATATAAGATAGTTTTCATCGCTATTATTTACGATATTCGCGACCGCCTCACATCTATCCTCTAGGCTCTCTTTTTTTGCCTCTCGCCTCTCGCTTAGTGTTTGCGCTGAGGTTGCAAAAAGTGAAGTTTTTGGCTGATGCTCGACCTCGATATGGTGCATTTTTAGCGGTGGTAGCTTAAATTTAGTGTCCTCGTCTAAGTTATACCCTAGATCGCTAGGCTTTGTAAAAAATGCACTCCAAGAGCTTACAAAGCGCCAAAACGGCTTTTGCGCATGACCTTTTAATATCCATTTCGATGTGTCGCTGCCATCGTGGATAAAGTAAGTCGCCAGCATCTCGCTAAGGCTCATCACATTTAAAAATTCAGTGTGATTGCCTAGCTCGGTGTAATCATTTGGCGATGGCGTAGCGCTACAAGCGAGCTTATAAGGTGTGTGTTTAAAGCCCTCTATGATCATATCTCTACTCTTTGATGTGTAGCTTTTTATGCGGCTGCTCTCGTCAAGTACGACGCCTACAAACTCATCTAGGCTAAATTTATCTAGCTTTTCGTAGTTTGTGATATTTAAGCCGTTGATGACATCCTCGCTGCTCTCACAAAATTTAACCTCATAGTCTAGAAGCTCTTTGATCTCATCGATACTTTGATGAGCTACCGCCAAAGGGGCTATGATAAGCACTGGTTTTTGCTCTTTTTGCCACACTCTATAAGCCCACTCGCCTTGCATGGCTGTTTTGCCACTGCCAGTCATCGCAAATATTGCAAAATGCCCTTTTTTAAGGGCTAAATATACTAAATCCTTTTGATACTCAAAGAGCGCGCTATGCAAATCCTCTCTTTTTATATCAACGCTTTTAAAATTTATCTTTTTCTCTTTTTGTCTTAAAAAACTTTCATAATCCAAAACACTCATTTTTTATCCTTAATGTAAGCAGCTTTGAAAAAACTCAGGCAAGGATCTAATCTCGCCATCATCAACTATCAAATCTCTAATCTCAAAATGCTCTTCTAGGCTAAGCGACGCCATGAGTTTTGATAGCGTCTTAAGCCTCGTGATCTCAAAATCACTCCTTAATAAATCCATCTCTTTTTTGCCAAGCCTTGATAAAAAGAGCGCTTTATTTAAAGCGATATATTTTTTAATCTCATCTTTACAAGCGTCTTTAGCTTTTTGCCTATATGGCTCAAATTTATCATCCATTTTTAGCCCCTAAAATAAGCTTTGTTCGCCTCGCTCACGAAGTGCAAGCTCGCAATTTTTACGAGCGACATAAAAATAAGACGGCTTAAGCTCGATGCCTATGCCTCTACGTCTCATTTTTAGAGCTTGATAAACCTCCGACCCGATACCAAGAAACGGAGTAAATACGATGTCATTTTCATTGCTCCAAAGCTGTAAGGCGCGCTCGATAACGTCAAGTTGTAAAGGGCATATATGCTTCTCGTCGTTGTCATCTCTACTGCCTTTCAGTGATAGAGTATTCGACTGATTTATATCCATCCATACTGGGCTTGCGTATCTTTGCCATACTTCGATGCTGCCTCTGTTGAGGTTGCCTTTAGTCTCGTCAAATTTAGCCGTTATCGGTGCGCCGTCTCCTGCGTAGTGGTCAAATCCACCACTTATCGGCTCGGCATTGTCGCCTGGCTTTCTCATTGTGACGAGGTAGTCGGCTATACCTTGCCTACACATGGCGCTATCTTTTACGATCTGCTTATGAAGTAGTCCGAGTGCCTTAGTGCGTTGCTGTGCTACAACTGGATCTTTCCAGATACACACCTCAGAGTGAAAAATAAACCCCACGCTCTCAAAAAGCTTTATAAGCTCACCTCTAAAATCACGGATGCCGATATAACCATCTTTAAATTTAGAATATGGCAAATTCATGCAGTGAAAACTCATCAAGCGCCCACTTTTAAGCACCCTAAAGAGCTCACGAGCCAAAAATTCAAAATGCACCATAAACTCGCCTTTGTCCGAGTTACCCATATCGCGATCCGAGTTTGAATAAGTATAAAGGCTATCAAATGGTGGCGAGTAGATAATATAATGCACGCTCTCATCCTCAAAGCCCTTTATCACTTCGCAACTATCACCGTTATAGATAGCGTAATCATCGGCTACTACTTGATCTAAAACGTCCATCTTACGCCCCTTTGCTCTTGATAAGCTCTAAAATCTCATCACGATCGACAAAAACACTTCTAGCAGTCACGGCGTAGCGCTTGATGATGCCCTTTTGTGCCCATTTTTTGATCGTTATAATGCTTAAATTTAGCATCGCCGCCGCGTCCTTGTAGCTCATATAGTTTATTTTTTCTATTTTCATCACTCGCCCTTTAAAAATCGCTCTTTGATCTGCAAATTCTCAAAAACTACACATATATGATTAGCTTTTGCGAATTCGTACTCCTCTTTTATCCCTTTGCTTTTGTCGTTATAAAGCACGTCGGCGATAAAGAGAAAATCGCACTTTTTAAGCTCACCAAAACACTTTTTCATAGCCTCATCGCGGCTTATATTAAGCTCGCCAAATTCCAAAACTGGCATAAAAAAGTTAAATTTCGAGCTAAAGATATGCTTAGCCCTATCTTGTGCTTTACCTGCTAAATAAAAGGCATCGCCAACGCTAAAGCCTGCATTTAGCACCGTATCATAGGGGCTTGCAACATATACTCTAAGCGTCTTTTCTGCTTTCATCGCGTAAGCCTCTCTCAAGTGTCTTATAGAGGGATAGCCCTCAACTAAATTTCTTAGCTCATCCTTGCTAAATGCAAATGCCGCTTTTTGTGTCTTATACATACTCTGCCTTTTATGCGGATTTTGTAAAAGATAAGTGACGTCTATTATCTTTTAAAAACTCCACTTGCTCGCCAAGCACGCCAATATCAACGCCATAAGGATAAGCGTTGCCAGTTAGTCGGTTGATCATCTCATCCATAACGGCGACATACTCCGCCAAGCGGTCATATTCTGCGTGATCTATAAATTTATCTTTGAGCTTAAAAGTAAGCTCTAGCCTATGCCATCCACTTAAGCTCTCATCTAGCTTTTGATGATGGTAGTTTGTTTGCTTCTCAAATTTGTCATAAAAGCAAATTTTCTTAAGTCCATAAAAACGCTCATAGCAGGCGTTAGCGTAAATGGTGCTCTTGTAGCTTATGAACTTGTCACCAAAACGATTAAGACGCTTTTTAAGCCACTCTTTTGAGCTTGCTCCTGCATGCTCGTCGCACTTAAAGTCATGAGCTATATCCCACTCGTAAGGTTTGAAGCGACGCAAAAATTTACTTAGCACTTTGTAAGTTTCTTTAAAAACTTCACGGCTAGGCTGGTAAAGCCCTGCAAATACCACTTTAATATAGTATCCATAGGGCTTCTTACGCTTTTTACAAAGATCGTTTAGCTCGTTTGAATTCTCAATTACGATCATCGAGTTAGTTAAGCTCGTCACACCCTTTTTAAAGCTCACATAGCGGATTTTATATTTCACACCTTCAGGCAATAAAAGCGGCTCATCTGGTTTATCAGCTTTAAATTTATCTTTCACGTAAGTCGTGATCGCTTTGTTTCGGTTTATGCTGCGAAGCTTCGTATTAAGCTCGATCTTGCGCATAAATTTTAAAAAGCTCGACTTTGACAAAATGAAACGATAAGCATCAATCCCAGTGCTAAAATTCAAAATCAATCCTTTTATTTTTTCTAGGTCTCAACGACCAACTAAAAACTATTTTGTATAAATCAATGCCACAGCCGCAACGCAGAGCATAAATATAAATAAAAGATTTGGCGTTAGCATTCTTTCTCCTTTTTCAAAACGTCTTTAAGCTCGTCCGTTAGTCGCTCCAGCGTTTCAAGCGAGCTTTTACGCTCATCTTTTAGTTGCTTCAATTCCTCATCCAAGCGCTCTAAATGCTCTTTTACGCTGAAAAATTGATCTAGCTTTTCTAATATCTCGTATCGCATCTTTTAGCCTTTCTCATGCCTTTAAAATTGCCATCTTTTGTTAGCTCGACCTCATAGCCAAGCGCCGCCATCGCGTCAATAAAAGCTAAAATTTCGCCTATCGTTTTAGTCGTATGCACGTAATAACTCCTCTGCCTCTTTTTGATCCACTTCTCGCAAGCTACCATCAGCTGCTTTTACCACCCCCTCACTGATATAAAACACCGTGCCGTTTGATCCGCCACTTATTTGGGCGTTTGACGACTCACGCCAAGGGATGCCGTCCGCATCTAGCACTCTCGCCGCTCGCCTACTCACGTATGAGCCATTTGAGATTTGAGGTAGCCCTTTTTGTTTGCAGTATTCTTTGAGGTTTAGCCCTATCTTGTCATATACCATCATCGAGAGCGTAAGCATTTCTACTCCTTGCTTAGTCCTTTTTTTCATTTTTCTTAAGCCTCATTTATGGCTTACGATTTATAATTGTTGTCAAAAATAATTTTGATGAGTGAATTATATGACAAACGAGTAGATTTGTCAAGACTAAAATAAAAATTTGAGTAGAAAAGAGTAAAAGATGGCAAACGAAGCTAAGCAGATGCTTGATAAATGGCTATTAGAGCAGAATTTAAAAACTTATAAAGAGTTGGCGGATTTTTTAGGAGTGGCGCAAAATACGCTAGATGTGTGGAAACAAAGGGGCAAAATACCTGAAAAAAATATACTCAAATATACACATTTAAAGTCTAGTGACGAAATGAGCACATCAAGCGAGCTAATAGACGCACCAAATTTAAAGCCATATAACATTAAAAAAATAACCGCTTACAAGGCAAGTGCAGGCGGTGGCAACGAGATAGACGACATAAAAGCTTACGAGACTGGGGAGCTAATGCCAATATCTAGGGCGTTTTTTAAAACACAGCCTAAAAAAGAGCTAAACGCTATCGAGATAAGTGGCGAGAGCATGATGCCGATGCTACATGATGGCGACTGGGTTATATTTTGTGATGATGGCGAGTTTAGAGGCGATGGGCTTTACGTCGTAAATTTCAGCGGTCAGCTAATGGCGAAAGTCTTGCAACTAAGCCCTAAAGGCGAGCTAAAAATCATCTCGGTTAATCCAAATTTCAAAAGCTACGAGATCGATATAAACGAAACGCAAGAGCATTTTAGGATCATAGGCAAAGTAATAAAAAGCATAATTTAAAGGAGTGAAAATGAAAAAGATAGTTTTAGCCGTTTTGTCGGCTGCGGTGCTTGGCTTTGGTGCGAATGATGATAGTGCTAAGAGCCTAACGATAGAGTATTTAAAAGTGATGCAAAAACCATATAAGGAATTTATGGATAAATGCTTAGGTAGCAAAATGCCAGACATGCAAGCAATGAATGACGCAAAATGTAGTTTATATGATGATGGTAGAGACTACTCATACTATAAAAAGCTCGATGGAAAAATAAAATTTGGAGACAACAAAAAAGAAGACATGCAGGAGTTGGATGCCAACTATCAAAACGCAATGAGCACGTTAGCCGATAGAGTAGCAAACTTAAAGGCGGCAAATCCAACAAAAGCCAAAAGTATAGATGCAAATTTAAGGCTTAATGGGAAAGTAATAGATATAAAAGACAAAGATGGTAAGACATGGGTTTATTATAGCTTGTCAAATTTGCAAGAGCTTATAAATAAGTATAGTTTAGGAGTATATACCGATGATATGCTTTATGATGGCGTTTTGTTTTTAGAATGCGACAGCAAATGCAAAATACTACCTTTAGAATAAAAAATCTATTTTTGATTTTACTTTTGGCAGTGTTAGCGACTGCCGCCGATAAATTTGACTGCTCTAAGCGGTATTGTAAGCAGATGACTAGCTGCGCCGAAGCCTACCACTACCTAAAAGAGTGCGGACGCAGTAGCTTTGACCGAGATGGCGACGGCGTGCCATGTGAGAACGTATGCAAAGGCTCGAAAAAGAAGTAAATTTAAAGCCGCTCCGACAAATACGGCATATATTTCGGCTTAATCTCCGCTGAATACAAAGGATATATCTATGCCGAAAAAAGAGCAATAATCGCCGAGCTTATCGCTATGATTATACTCTTTTATAAATACGCTTTAAGCATCAATTAAAAATCCCATCTCTTAATAGTGGCGAGATAGAGCAAAAAATTCTCATGGGTCCTCCTCAGCCCTTATTTTTAGATGCGGTGGCAAACCGCGAAAAAAATGGGGTTATAATCGTTTTTTAGGCACTTCGTTATCGTTTTTAGTTATAGAAAATTGGCTTTTGGATGTTTAAAATTTGTCTTTTTTGAGAAAAAGGCTTAAAAAAAAATTCAAAAGATAAAAAACTAAAAGATAGCTTAAAAATTACTCCTTTTATTTGCAAAATAACCTAATAAAGGGTATAATACGCTTGTTATCGGTTATCACTTCAAAAGCCCCTTTTTTAAATTTATAGATAAATCAATGAGTAAAATTATAGAAATCTTTGCAAAATCCATTTTTATAAAGCCTCGCTTAAATTTGCTAGAGTGGGCGGAGCGATATAGGTTTTTGAGTAAAGAAAGCTCATCAAGCTTTGGAAAATTTAAGGCTTTTTCTTACCAGCGTGAGCCTATGATCGAAATCTCAAATCCAAAACGTGAAAAGGTCATTTTGTTATGGGCTTCACAGCTAGGCAAGAGTGAGCTAATCAATAATGTTTTGGGTTATTACATCCACCAAGAGCCAAGCACTATTTTGTTTATGCTGCCTAACAAAGACGACGCAGAAGATTACTCAAAAAGGCGTTTAGCTCCGATGTTTCGAGATACGCACGAGCTAAGCGAGCTAATCAACGCAAACGACGCAAATAATACAATACTTATTAAAAATTTTAGGGGCGGAAATTTAGCTTTAGTTGGCTCAAACTCGCCATCAAAGCTAGCAAGTAAGCCTATAAAAGTTTTGCTAGTTGATGAGGCGGATCGATGCGAGGCTACTAAAGAGGGCGACAGCATAGAGCTGGCACAAAGGCGGACAGCTACATTTTATGACCGCAAAATAGTCATAAGCTCGACGCCTACCATTTCAGGTGCTAGCACGATCGAGAAAGAATTTATAAACTCCGATCAAAGGCTATTTTTTGTAAGGTGCCCTTTTTGTCAGCACGAACAAAAGCTAATATTTGAGCGTATCATATACGAGCTAGACGAACACAAAGAACTAATAAACGAAAGCGTAAAATATCAATGTAGCGAGTGCGGTAGCCTACTAAGTGAGCAAGACAAGAACGAAGCCGTAAAAAATGGGCGATGGATCGCACAAAATCCAAAATCAAAAATAGCAGGCTTTTTCTTAAATGCCATATATAGCCCTTTTTACAAAATGAGTGAGATAGTCAAGACTTATCTTGACGCAAAGGGCGACGAGCTAAAAATTCAAACCTTTAAAAACACGATCGAGGCTCTAGCCTATGAGCCACCAAATACAAGTTTTAACGAAAATGAGCTATTAAATAGGATTGAAGAGTATGACGATCAAAATTTATCACAAAATATAAGCTTTGTAACTGCTGGCGTGGATATACAAGGAAACCGCGTTGAGGTTATCTTTATCGGATGGTGCAAAGGATATGAAGCTTACAATATTGATTATAAGCAAATTTACGGCAACACTGATCAAGATGAAGTTTGGCAAAAGCTTTTTAGGGAGCTAAAGCGTAAATTTAAAAGAGAGGATGGAAAAATACTAAGCACTACGTTAGCGCTAATTGATAGTGGCTTTAACTCCAGCCGAGTTTATGATTTTGTGAGCTTAGCGCGAAATTTCATAGCCTCAAAAGGTGCAAGCGAGGCGAGCCAAAAAGTAGAATTTTTAAATAAAGTAAGAGTGCTAAAAAAAGGCATTAGGCTGATAAACATAGGCACATTCAAAGGTAAAAGCGAGTTTTTTAGGCTGCTAAGCATAAAAGAAGCTGGCGAGGGATATTTTCACTATAACAAAAATTTCACAAATGAATTCTTTTTGCAACTAACCGCCGAGAAGTTGCAAGAGGTAAAGAACAAAAGAGGATATACAAAATTGCAATACGTCAAGACTAGGGAGAGGAACGAAGCTTTAGACATAACAGTGCTAGCATACGCAGCGGCAAAACTTATCAAAAACGAGCTAAGACGAAAAAGGATTAAAAATGCAAATTCATAAAAAGGTGCTGGTAAAAAAGACAAGATACGATCTAAATATGAGCGTCGAAAATGCATCACGCTTTGAACAGCTTTGCGAAGCTTACGAGATGAAAAAGTCAGACATGGCGGATTTTATCATTGAAAATTTTTGCAAAGGCAATCCAAGATATAAGCAATATCTAATAAATTTAAACGTCAAAAAAGAAGAGTTTAGAAAAAAGGTTGAAAACGATATGAGCTTATTTGGCACAAACTAAAAAAGGAATTTAAAATGCAAGTAAGCACAAAAGAGCTAAGCAACGCTTTAGGGCTAACCGATAGGAGAGTGCAAGAACTAGAGAGCGAGGGCGTTATTAAAAAACTAGAGCGTAATAAGTGGGATTTGACCGCCTGCATTGACGCTTATCTCGACTACAAGATCAAACTTGCCACTCAAAGCTTTGAACTAAGCGAGGCAAGAGCCAAAAAAGAGCTAGCGGATGCGGAGCTAAAGGAGCTAAGGCTAGCTAAAGAAAAAGGCGAAGTAATAGCTATTGATAGACTAGAAAAAGACTTAAGCGACATCGCCGCCGCCGTATCAAATAAGCTTTATTCGCTACCAAACAAGCTAAAACGCAGCATAAATTTAAGCGATGAGGTAGAAAACGCGATCAATAATGAAGTTGAAAGCATATTAACCGAGTTAAAGGACGCCAAAATTTATAAAGATTTTGCGTAGATAGCTTTTAAATCCCCTCTTTCTCACTTGTAAAAAATATTTATAAATTTCTCTAAAATGAGCCAAAAAAGCAAAAAAGGCTAAAGGCTGATGACTACACAAGAGAGAATTTTATTAATCGATAATGCGATCGATGATGTTTTGGATAACCTCAAAGATGGCATCGAGATAAAAGAATACTGGATCGATAACTTAAAAGTCGTAAAGCGTAGCCCACTAGAGCTAATAAGCGAACTAAGAAGAATAAGAGCAAGCATCATAAAAGACGCACAAAAGGCAAAAGCGACTAGTAAAACATATATTTTTGGGGATAGGTATTGATGAAGCGAAAAACAAAGCAAAATTTATCTAAAAACATAAGCGTAAAACCAAAGATAAATTTTTTCAAATATCCAAGCTTAGAGCCTAACCGAATAAACTCATACGAGATAAGCCAGCTACTAAGAAATCAAGACATCGACAAAGTAAGTGCAAAGCTAAGAAAACAAGCACGCAGCATAAGCACGTCAGTATCTCTAACAAGTGGCTTTTTTGAGACGTTATGCAGTGAAATTTACGGCGAGCAAGGTTTTATCCTTGATATAACTACGCCAAAGAAAAATCTAAATCAAGCCGTGCAAAAATCATTTTTTGAGTGGGAACATATATGCTGCAAATATGGCGTTTATGATTTTGGTGATTATGAAGAGATGATCCTAACTGCGCTTTATCGTGACGGCGAGGCATTTATCAAGCTACATAAAAGCGATATGCTACAAATCGAGCTAATCGACGCCGAAGACATAGACAACGACCTAACCGACGAGAGCAAACATATATATTACGGCATAGAATACGACGCTGAGCGAGAGATGACGCCAAAAGCATACTACCGCCTGCTTAAAAATGGCAAATATGAAGTGATCCCAGCATCCGAGATCATACACATTAAAAAGTCATCACTCTCAAAACAAAAAAGAGGCGTAAGCAAGCTAGCAAGTGCAATCTTTGACACTCACAGCAAAGACAAGCTAAAAAAAGCAGAGCTTGATCGTGCAAGGCTTGCGAGCGAGCTAACTGGATTTTTTACTCACAAAGACGAGGGATCGATACTTGGCAATGTCGAGTACGGCGATGACGGCGAGATAAGACAAAAAGAGATAAATTTGCCTGAAAGCGTGCAGACTGGCACATTTACATTTTTAGAGGATGGCATCACTCCGCAATTTGTAGAGCCGCACAATCCGATCAATATGGAGTATTTTTTAAAAAGCACCGATAGGGATGTCGCTCGCTCGCTAGGGCTTAGCTACTCCACTTATACTGGCGATTTGAGAGAAGTAAATTACAGCTCCATTCGTCAAGGCACGATCGCAGAGCGCCGAAATTTTAAGAGGATACAAAATTTTATAAAGCGTAAATTTCACGATGAAGTTTTTAAAAGGTGGATGGAGTGCGAATTAATCGCAGGACGCATCAAGCCAAGCGATTATAAGCAACTAATAGGACACTTTACATTTAAATCTCAAGGATGGGAGTATATCGACCCAGTAAAAGAGGTAAATGCGAACAAGATCGCCATTAGCGCAGGATTTAAGACGATAAGCGAAGTATTAAGGGAGAAAGGCGTTGAGCTTGATGATTTTATGGACGAGCTAGAGAAAGAGAAAGAATTAGTAGAAAAATTAAGGGAAATTAAAATTCTAAAAGGAGAAATTGATGAAAAAGATCAATCTGCAAAATGAGGATATATCTAAATTTAAAGCCGTTTTGGCAGATAACGCGATAAACGACAAAGCCAAAACAATAAGCTTTTTGGCGCTAAGTCATAATAATTTGCATAAACGCTACTCATTTTTTGGCGATGAGTATTATCTAAGCGTGGATTTAAGCGGAGTGAAATTTGAAGCTACTACGCTATATCTAGATCATGATGTAAGTTTTGAAAATGCTATCGGCAAGATCATAGATACAAAGCTAGATGATAAGGGCTTTAAAGTGATCGTGCAGTTTAACGACGAGGTAAGCCAAAGCCGTGAAGCATACGCCAAATTTAAAGCAGGCTTTAGTGATAGCGTGAGCGTAGGATTTAAGAGTTATGAGCTAAAAGAGTGCGAGCCGATAGGTGGTATCGAGCATTTTGAGATAATAAACGGCGTAATAAATGAGCTTAGTGCGGTGTGGCAAGGCGCTGATCCAAACGCGAAAGTGGCAAATTTTGCAAAAGAGCAAGAAAAACCAAAAGCACAAGAGCAAGAAATACAAAAAGCAGATGAAAAAATAGAGCTTAAAGCTGAGAAAAAGGACGAAACAAGAGAAATCATCGAGCTAGCCGAAATTTTAGGCAAACAAAATGAAGCGCTCGAAGCGATAAAAAACAAGATGAGCTTTAGCGAGTTTAGCAGCAAGATAAAAGAACAACAACAAAAAACCAACGACATAAAGGAGTTTAACATTATGAAAAGAGAGAATACGCAAGAATTTAGCCTAGCAAACATAATCAAAAATGCAGGCAACGCCAGCACGGCAGATTTAGGCTTTGAAGTAGAAAACTACTTTAACAAAAGCAATGGTCGATTTGTTTTACCGCCTGACTTTGGTGCGAGATTTAATGATAGCATCACAACAACGACACAAGGCGCAGGCGCGATCGCGACTGAATTTAGAGATGATTTGCTCATTGAAGAAGTAAAAAAAGAAAGCCCACTTTTGAGCGAGTGTAGCTGGCTTGATGGGTTAAGCCAAAGAGTAGAGATACCACGTAACAACTCAAACATTACCGCCGATTTTGTAGAAGAAGGACAAAGCAGAGATAGCGAAAACTTATCGTTTGATAAGATCATTCTTGAGCCTCATACGTTGCTCGCAACTATTAGGATCACAAGAACGATGATGAATATGTCAGCCTTTGGGCTAGAGAGCTTTGCATACAAAGCGATGAAATTTGCAATACGTAAAAAACTTGAAGAAGTGATCCTTTATGGCAAAGGCGTAATTAAAGGCATTTTCGAGATAAGCGGAGTACCAAGTATCGCAGGGTATATGACTGCTCCGACATTAGAAAAAACTTTAAGTTTTGGTGACACGCTAGAAAATAACAACGGCAATATTGCAAACGCTAAATTTGCGCTAAAGAATAGTGACGTGAGCAAGCTAAAAGCAACAGCGCGCGGCATGTCAAACGAAAAGATGCTAATCGAAGAGTTAGGAAACCTACAAGGCTATCCATACTTTACGACACAGCTTATTAAAAGCGGCGATGTAGTATTTGGCGATTTTAAAGACATCTTTATCGGCTCATTTAAAGGTATTGAGCTACTTACTCACAATGAGAGGGGCGGCGATATTATCCTAGAGCTATATTTGGACGTAGATGCCAAACTTGCACGTGAAAAATCATTTGTAATTTCAAAGACGAGCGCATAGAAATGTCAAATTTTACTAAGTCTATGCAATTTTTAACGAGGCTTGAATTTAGCAGTCCAAGCCTTGCGCTGCACAAGAACGAAACCGAAAACGGCTTAACATTTTTTGGAATTTATGAGTGTGCCCATCCTGATTTTAAGGGGTGGGATCTTGTAAAACAAGTGCTAAAGGACAAAAGCTTAAAAGAAGCTAGCGTTATACTTTATAACAACAGCGATCTTGTGGCTTTAGTCTATGAGTTTTATAAACGAGAGTTTTGGAACAAGATGCGACTTGATGAGGTAGAAAGCGATTTAAAAGCCAGCGAGATATTTGTTTTTGGCGTAAATGTAGGCGCAAAAGTAGCCATAAAACTCACTCAAACGCTTTTAAATGTAGCAGTTGATGGAGTTATGGGGGTGCAAACATTAAATGCGCTAAACGCATACGACGAAGACAAATTTAACGTTGAATTTGACAGCTATGAGATCGCATATTACGCAAGCCTAGTCAGCAAAAATCCAAAACTCAAAATTTACGCCAACGGCTGGAAAAATAGAGCATTAGCAATTTAAAAAGGGTAAAAATGAAGTATAAAATTCTTTACAACACGAGAATATCAACGAAAAACTATAAAGCAGGCGATGAGATAGAATTTGCATCTGGCACGGACGAGCTTTTTATAAAAAGGCTCGTCGATATAAAATGCATCGAGCCAGTAGCAGGCAGTGAAAAGCAAAAAGAGGCTAAAACCCTAAGAGGCACAAACGTAAAAGAGCAAGAAAAACAAGCTAAAAAGCAAGACAAAAAGCGACCAGATGATAGCGAGGATGATGATTTAGGCGTTGATTTAGACGGCATCGAGGGTTAAAATGCTAAATATGCAGATGGTAAAAAGAGACGTAAAAAGCCTTTTTGCAAAGACAAACGCCACTTTGACAAAAGATGATATAGCGCTAAATTGCCACTTCAACAAATATACCAAAGTGATCTTTGATGACGGCGCAGTTGCAACGCAAACAACGGCGCTAATTAATGATGACGACGGCATAAAGCTAAGAGTAAAAGATGAGGTGATGATAAACGAGCAAGGCTATATCATCACCAAAATCGAGCTTGAAAACCAAGTAACAAAACGGCTATATTTAAAAGAGGCATAAAATGCAAAGAGAAACAATCATTAACGATCTTTTTACCCTGCTTAAGCCACTTTGCGAGAACGTGGAGCTTTTTTTAACTCCAGTATTTGAGCGCAAAGACCTACCCATAATCATCATAAAAGACACTGACGACACCATCGAAAACGATGCATTTGTTAGCATCTCGCACGCTCTAAACGTTGAGGTGCGAATGATAACTGCAAAGTATAACGCATCAAACGAGATAATAAAAGCCGTTTTGAATGCTCTAAAAGGATATAAAAGCAAATTTCTAAAGATAGAGCAAACAAGCCTAAATCGCGAGAGCTTTGAGCTATACGATGATGAGTATATCCTAAGCACGATCGCGCTAAAAATTTATTATAAAAGTGAGCTTTGGGAAGCATGAGAGAGCTATTTTTAGGCAAAATCTGTGAGGTTAGAAACGAGCTTGTAAGGGTTGATTATTTAGGCACTATAACGCCTTTTATACCTTATTTGCAATTTGCGAATTCATACAAAAGGAGTTTTACACCGCCACGAGTTGAGGAGCAAGTAATGCTAGTCGATTTTGGCGGAGCAAAGATCGCGATAGGTAGCTTTTTAAATGCGAGCTTTAGCACGCCAAGCGGTGCAAGCACAACAAAAGAGGTAAGCCAGTACGAGGACGGCACGATAATAAGCTACGACACATCAAGCTCAACGCTTGAAATCACAAATCCAAAAGTGATAAATATAGTGGTGCAAAACGATATAAACGTAACTTGCAAAAACGCAAATTTAACCGCGCAAAAAACCACTATAAAAAGTCCTAGTGTGCAAATTCTAGGCAACACAAACATACAAGGCGCGATCACCACATCAGGAGACGGCGGCGGAAGTGGCGAGTTTAGTATCAATGGAAATTTAAGGATAAAAGGCAATTTAACTACAACTGGTAGCATAACCGACGCAAGGGGCGATCTAACTGGTCACAGCCACAATGACACCGACGGCGGCAAATCACTACCTAGATGATTTTTTGAGCTTTCTAAAATCAGAGGGGCGAACTACATCTTTATCGATCCAAAGCCCTTTTTTAAGCGACTGCGCGTTTTGCTGAAAGGCAACATAATCTTTTGAAAATTTATCATACGCCCACGCATAGCCATCAATAACCATTTGAGCGTTTATATCTTGATCGCCATTATACAAGACAGCCAAAGTGCGCCCATATTTGTCTTTACCTTTTTCGTTGATATTTAATGATTTGTTTGAAATTAGATCGATTAGATGGCGCTTTGAGGCTTTGCCAAATGGCTGCTTTAGCTCTGGCGCATCAATGCCATAAAGACGAATTTTAATCTTTTCTTTTCTTTTTTGGCTCGTTAATGCGGTGATAGTGTCGCCATCATAAATTTTAATTATTTTTATTTGGTCGGCGAATAAAATAGATATAAAAAGCAAAAACATATAAACAAATTTCATTTAATCCCCTTGTAAATTTTTGTCTATGCAATTTTATACAATCAAAGCAAAAAAAGGGCAAAAATGCATCAAATCGAAGTAGAGGAAAATTTAAGGCGTATTTTTATTACGAACAAATATACAAAGACCTTACGCCCTCTTTTTGGACTTGATAGGCATATAGACAAAAGCGCCGATCTTTATAATCTGCTGGCACTAAAAGAGGATATAACCGAGCAGATCAAAAAGCACGAGCCACGCATTCAAACTGACAGCATAAGCTTTGAGGACGATAACGGCTCGATCATCTGCGAAATATCATACACACAAGACAAAGAAGCTAAATTTTTAAGGCTAAATATATGAAAGTGCCAAATTTTATAAAGCCACTAGATATAGACAAAGAGCGAGAAGCTATCATAAGCGAGTTTAAAACAAAGAGCGGAAAGCTAGACTATATCCCACTAATAGGGGATGATTATATGACGCTTATTGATATATTTTTGTTTAAGCTTAACAACTTTATCGAGCTTACAAACGTTAAAATTTCTCAAAATTACCTACTTTTTAGCAGAGGCGAGTATCTCGATGAGCTTGTAAAACTAATCGGCATAAAGCGAAACGAAGAGATAAAGCCAATCGCAAAAGTCGAAATAAAAGTAAATAGCTCAACATTTCTAAGCAAAGGCACTAAATTTACGGATACCAAAGGGCATTTTGCCTATCTGCTAAAAGATATATACGTAAGCGACACGGCGATAGTTGAGATCGAAGCGGCAGACTATTTTAAAGAGCCTTACGAGACTACAATACTTGAAATACCAAATATCTATATAACCGAGATAAACATAAAAGAGCCTTTTAGCGGCTTTAAGGCACGTGAGAGCGATGATGAGTTGAGGGATAGATTTTTATTAGCGCTTCATCGCTTTAGCACGGCTGGCAGCGAAAAAGCTTATCTTTTTCACATCTTAAGCGTCGAGGGCATAAGCAAAGCAAATGTATATCAGCTAAGTGCTGGCGTCGTGCAAGTAGTTTATTTATCCAAATTTAGCGAGCAAATCGCTAAAGAAAAGATCAAAGAGACACTAAAGGACAAAATCCCACTAACCGATGATGTGCGAATAAAAGAGGCGAATAAAGTTACTCTTGATCTAGTTATTGAGATCGCGCCAAAGCAGAATTTTATGTTTAATGAAATTTTGGCAAATGCAGACCTAAGAATAAAAGAGTTTTTTGGCACGCTAAAGATCAACGAGACGCCACACATCTCGCAGATCATTGAAGTGGCTTTTGATGAAAATACCGCATCCGTTGAGGTAAAAACGCCAATCCCAGCAGCTGATCGAGATAGTATCATTATTTTAAATTCACTTCAAATAAATAAGGCTAACCATGCTTGATTTAAGAGCTTATAGCGATGTGCTTTTTAGGATTGATGAAGTCTTTGCGCCAAAAATGGATGAGTATTTAGTCTTTGATGAGCGATTTTTCTATAACCAAACCGAGCTAAATAGGGCTTATCTGGCTCATCAATTTGATACCGAGCCAAAAAGCCTAAGCATAGAGGAGACAAAAGAGCTACTAAAAGCACCGCTAAAAACCTACTTTTTTGAGGGGACAAGCGAGAGTTTAGAAACTGGGCTAAAGACATATTATAGCGGCGCAAGCACTAAGCAGTGGAGCGAATACGGCGGCGAGCCATATCATTTTAAGCTTATTTTGGACGCGAGCAAAGGGCTAAGCAAAGAGCAAGTAGCAAAGACCGATAAGCTAATCAAAACATATAAAAACGTGCGTAGCGTTTATGACGGCGCAAATATAAAAGTAGGCATAAAAGCAGACGTTAAAGCCTACTCTTACGCGATAAGCGGCGAAAATGTCAGCGTATATCCTTACGTAGTATCAAACATAAACGAACACGCGCATTTTAAATTTGGCGCAGCTACGCAGGTAAATGAGATCATAAGCATACCAATCGATGCAATAAGAGTTTTAACAAGATAAAGGACGGATAAATGAAACAATACACACTTTTAACATCTAGTGGCATAAACAAACTTTTAAAAACCGCTAGCGACGGATCAAAGATTGCATTAAAAGAAGTTGTAGTAAGCGATTACGAAGGGGAACTAAGCGAGCAGACCACATCAATACCAAATGAGAAATATAGAGGAGCAATAAACGCCGTAACGATAGACGAAAACGATAATAACATCCTTGACGTCGATGCTGTCATACCGCCTGAAGTTGGCGGATTTTATATTAAAACGGCTGGCATATACTGCGATGATGGCTCGCTCTTTGCAGTGGCAAGACTAGCAGATACTTACAAGCCTCTTTTAAACGAGGGGTCAAGCAAAGACATCACACTAAATTTTAAACTTCAAATCGCAAATGCGAGCGAGAGCATCATTTTAAAGGTTGATAATAATGTAGTGCTTGCCACAAGAAAGTGGAGCGACGCCACATTTTTAAAAAAGACCGACAAGATAGACGCATACACCAAAAAAGAGAGTAACGATAAATTTGCTTTAAAAACTGAGCTAACGGACGGCTTGCCAATAGGCGCGTATCTAAGCTATCCAAGCCAAAAAACGATCCCTGCTGGCTTTTTGATAGCAGATGGTAGAAGTCTAAAAAAGGCAGAATATGCGGAGCTATTTGATGTATTGGGTTACGTGTATGGTGGGTCGGGTGAAAACTTTAATATTCCAAAGTTTGATGATGGGCGTTTCTTTAGAAGCGTTGGCGGTAATGCTGCTCCACTTGGACAACTACAGCTTGGATCAAAAATAGTACAAGTAGGACACTATGTAGGTAATACAGCGGAAGACTTTGACGAAACTGCAGAAAAAGACGTTACGCTTAACACTTGTTATGCATCAGTTGGGGGCACTCCTACAAACAAAGTTCGTATAAGACCTACAAACTCATCAGTAGTTATTATTATAAAAGCCAAAAATGTAAATACTCCAACGGCTGGGCAAATCGATAAAACAATACTTGCAACTGAAGCTAAATCGGGAATTGTTAAACTCAAAAACTCAATAACTGCAAAGCAAGAGGACGCGGCGGTAACCGAAAAGGCAGTTGCTGAAGCGATAGAAGCAAACAAGAGTATAGGGGTAGATCAAACTTGGCAGGACGTAAAAGACCAAAGACAAGCAGGGATAACATATACAAACACGACAGGCAGACCAATAATGGTGTGCATACAGGCTGCTATGAATTATGGAATTGCAACATGTCCTATCTTTGTAGATGGCATCAAGGTCGGTGAGGTATGGGAACATCACACCGTAAATAAAGTAGATCATATTGCATTTATTGTGCCTAGTGGCAGCACATATAAGGCTGATTTGACGATAGGCGTACACTCAATTTTCATTTGGTCAGAACTAAGATAAGGAGAAAAAATGAAATATTACAAAAATAAAAATAATGAAATTTTTGCATACGAAGATGACATAAGTGAAGAGTTTCTAAATCAAAGGATAAAAGAGCTAGGGCTAACACCAATAAGCGACGATGAGGCAAATAAACTTTTAGAGCCAAAGGTAGATGAAAAAGCAAAGCAGCTAGCCGAGATCGAAGCCGAAATCACTGAGTGCGAAAACTATATACGCCACGCCCTAATTATTGGAAATAACGCCGTACTTGAAAATTTAAGAGCGGAGTATAAGGAGCTAATTGCAGAGCGCGAAAAGCTGAACGCAACGAGCGAGCCGATAACGGTAGCGCCGACAGATCATCTATAAGGAGAGAATATGAGCTATTTTTTAATCTGTGTTTTATCCTTAATTTTAGGCGTTTTGCTTTGCCCTATCGTAATCTTTCTAAGGGCTAGAAAATGCGAGGGCTGGGGCAATAGCAACATGACAAACATTTTAAGAGTGTTTGCGCATTTGGCGACGCACCCTAATGACTTCGCCAAATTTCAATACGAGGATGGCACAAAGCCATTTTGGTATTTGAGCGGTGATGAATTTACCGACATTGTAAAAACTAGACCAAATAAAAAGGATGAAAAATGAGAGCAAAAATTAAAAGGTGCGAAATTTGCGCATCAAAGCTAGATAAAGACGGCGCTTGCACTTGGAGCGAGTGCCCTAAATGCCCTAAATATAAAGAAAAAGAGCAAGAAAAACCAAAAAATAAAAAGGATGAGTAATGCTTAAATTTAAAGAGCTTTTGCAACTTCTAGCCATTGTCGTCATTGAGCTACCGCTCGAGATACTTGGCTACATAATAGTGCCGATCGCTCTGCTATTTTGCAACAAGCAAAGCGAACACTTGCCAGAGTGGGCTAGATACTTCGAGGACGCAAGCGACTACTACAACGGCGAAAACTCCGCGATAAATGGTGATAGTGGTTGGCGTAAAGAACACTATCCAAACGGCAAAAATAGGACGTATTTTGCGCGTCTTTTGTGGCTATATAGAAATCGTATCGGCTACTTTTCAAGCCGTGTAAATGGCGTAAAAGTGAGCGATATAGATCCGTCAAGCGTAAGAGTGCAAGGTAATATCAAAGTCACAAGCAACGGCGGAGCGGTTAGCGACTTTTGCAAAGTGATGCTAAAGCTAAAAGATGGACGCACTCGTTTTGGACTTTACAAAACGATCCGATACAAAGGCTTTTTAAGTGGCTTTTATTGTCGTATTTATGTAGGCTGGAAGCTTATGGACGTAGCAGAGATGAACGAATACAACAAAGCCACATTTATGCAGTCAGACGACAAAGAGTATCTTAAAAGCGTGTGGGCGATAAATCCATTTAAGAGGGTGCAAAATGAGCGATAAATTCTATATAGGGGCTATCTTATTTTTGAGTTTTGTCGTTGGCGTGCTTTATTGGCTAAATAATAGCGCAGCGGGGAAAATCGACGAGCTAACCAGAAAGATAGCGCAAAAAGAGTCAAAAAACGCAGTAATGAAAGCCGATCTTGATACTTGCAAAGCAAAGATAGAGCTTGTAAATGTAAGCCTAAAAGCCCTAAGCGTGCCAAAACAAGACGAAGCAAAGATAAAAGAGCGTGTTGTAACAAGGGTTGAGCGCGTGGCAGTGCCTATCAAGGACGCCGCCTGCGAGGAAAAGCTAAATTTCTATGAAAGGCTACTCAATGAAGCTAATAGTAAGTAGCCTATTGGTGGCGTTTTTTATGGCTGGATGCGCTTCAAAACCTGAAGTAATCGTAAAAACGCAATATCAAGATGTATATGTGCCTATTGCGTGTATAAAAGAGATGCCAGTAAAGCCAAAATATAACACTAGCGATTTACAAAGCGCAAAGGAGCTAATGGGCTATTTTTTGACGTGTGAAGAACTTTTAAAAGGGTGCGTAAATGGAAGCGATCATAAAAAAGACTAAGAAATTTTGGCTAAATAGAATGGTTGTTTTTGAGCTAATACTATCCGTTGTTATAATGTATATTTTCACATTTAAATACTAAGAGAGGCGGAGGTAATGGAGGACTTATTAAATAAGGCAGGTTTTTATTTTTGGGTCGCGGTCGTTGGCTTTGTCGGCGGAGTGCTAAGCCTTGAAAATGATAGCCACAAGCCACTACACAGCGGCAAAGCGATAATAAATTCGATCATAAGCGCGATAAGCTCTATGTTTATATGCTGGATTTTTTACGAAGTCACATTTTATTTTACAAAAGAGAACCGCTTTAGTTTGGCGGTTGGGGGTTTTTTCGCGTGGCGTGGCACGGCGTGGATAAGTGCGGTCGTTGATAAGGCAATTGATAAAAAAATAGAGAGCCTTGGGGGTAGTGGCTATGATGATTATTCGCCAAAACCGCCAAAAGATTTAAATTTTTAAAAACCCTTGTAAATGAAAAGTGCGCCAATAAAATAAAATCAAATTTAATAAAAACGCATAAAAAGCAAAATTAAAAGGAGAGAAAATGGCAGCAAAATTTGGAGTAAATGTCGAGCTATATAACGCCTCGCTTGCACCATACAAGATAAACAATGAACGCCCTATCGCCATAATCGGCGATGATACAAAGCTCACCGCTGGATTATATCTATATAGCGATATACTAGAGGCGCTTAAAGAGGTCGGCGAGGGGTCGATAAAAGACACGCTAACAGACCTAAAAGCCACTGGGCTACATAACCAAATCGTGCTTAGCGTTTTTGCTAAAACAAGCGATCAAAATGCCGATGAGGTAGCATGCCAAAACGCTATCGATGAGCTAAAAAAATGCGAAGCCACGATCGGAACAAAACCTAAATTCTTTTTGGCAGTTGGGTACAACGACAAAGGCACACACGAGAAACTTAAGCAGATAGCTGCTTATCTGCGTGGCGTTTATGCGATTGAGCTAAACAAAACAAAAGAGAGCGAGATAAATACCACACTGCAAGAATATAGCACCAAAACAGCGATCATCTCATATCAAAAAGTTATAAGGGGTGATAAAGTTGTGCGCCCTGCTAGTGCGTTTTTAATAGCACTCTACGCGAAAATTATGGCAGAAACCGAGTATGGATTTTCACAAACGTATTCAAATAGAGTTATCGACGGAGTTATTGGAATTCAAGACAAAGTCGAGCTTATACAAGGTGAGGACTGCGAGGCAGATAGGCTGAGAGGTAAAGGCGTAAGCCTTATAATCGCCGATGATGGCATAAGGGCATGGGGTGGAGAAACTTGCAATGATGACTTATTTAGCTCGATACATACTTATGTTATTTTTTATACCGCCATAGATACGATTTTCAAAGCACAAAAAACGGCTATCGATAAACGCATGCGCGACGTACTCAAAAATGTAGTTGATAGCTTAGAGGCGTTTTATCTAAGACTAACCGCCAATAATGTTGTAGTAGGCTTTGAGATCACAGTGCCAAAGGATCTAAACTCAAACGAAACTATAAGCGAGGGCATAGTGTATATTAAACACAACGTCCAAGAAATGCCACTAATAAAACGCATAGTCAATAGAATTTACCGAGTAACCGATTACTCGCAAAAACTAATCGAAGAACTATAGAAAGGAGTAAAAATGTTAAAAGCGCAAGCATTTACAGGTGGAAATTTATTTATTGATGGCATCGGATTGATGGGTGAGGTCGTTGAGGTTGAACTGCCAAAGATCGAAAAAGAGACGATCGAAACAAGTAGCGGCATCGGCAAATTTGAAGCAGTTTTGCCAGTGGTAAAGCCACTAAATACCAAAATCACCGTAAATAACCTAAACGAGCTATATTTTAAGATGCTGGATAGTTCAAAGACACAAAAACTATACTTAAAAGCAAACGCTACAAATTCAAACGGCGATGATGAGCAAGTGATCGCTACTTTTGAGGGCAAGATAAAAAGCCTTGATGGTGCCAAATTTGAGTTTAATAAAGAGGCAAATTTAAGCTTTGAAGTAAGCCTAACATTTTATAAGCTCGAAGTTGCAGGGGCAAGAGTGATACTTTATGACGCGCTGAACCATATATTTGAAAATGACGGCGTCGATTTATTTGGCACTATACGCAAAAATATTTTATAAAAAGGGATAAAAATGCCACTTCAAAAAATAGAACTACCAAAAGAGGAATTTACATTTTCAGATGGGCAAAAGGTCTATCTAAAAGCCCCTACTCTGCTACAAATCCAATCCGCCACAAAAAACGCAAAGGGCGACGAGATCGAGCAGGCTAAAAATTTACTCGTTGATATGAGTGACGGCGAGA